ATGCTTGGCAAACCGAGGATGAGTATGTTATAATATATGGACCGTTCACTGTTAGTCTTTGTGAAGACGACGGAACATTTGTTATAGAAAATGTAGAATTAAAGCCTAGACCAGAACCATCAACCGTTTGGCCATTCAGTCAGGCATTTCCGAAAGACGACGAATGAAAAGAAATTACAAAACAGGTGTTGCAGACAGCATCACATTCTTTACAGGTATAGAGATTGAAAAAACTCCTGCCTACGGAATGAAAACTTTGTTTGTAACAGGTGTGCATGATGCTTATGTAATCATGGAACTTGCTCGCGAACATAAATGTCAACACATTTATTTTGGTGCTAATCAAAGTTTTCCTAAACTAGCTGTCAACGATGCAGAACAGTGGCGTCTATGGGAAGATATGATTTATGTTTGCTTAGATGCTGACGATGACTTTTGGTGTACACTAGATCTAGATGTAGCACAGGTAGAAGGCTTATTAGAAAGCGGACTTGTAGAGAAGCGTCAGTTTATTCCGCAGATTTCGGTTAAACTGCCCTATTTACAACAGCTGGGATATAATGCTACTATAAAGATAGACGATAAAGATTTTAAAGCAACCAATCCCGGAGTGTGGTGCCATAACCTCCACGACCTGCTAGATAGAAATAAGTTTACTAGTTGGGACCAATATGGTAAAGATGAGATTATCAAATAATGGGAACAGGAGCATATGCCTCAACTGCAAAGTCTATTCATCGCTTACAGAGGTCGATAAGAACAGCTAACTCGATGGTTCGTCCTGTGCAGTATGTAGAAGAAAGACCTATGAAATTAACATTTAAACAAAGAATTCGAAACTGGCTAATGAATGATGACAGTGATACTGATTACAGTGGTAATCTTATTAGCGTTGACAGCGAAGGACCAAATATTCAGTCACAGGGATTTAGATTGAATGTATATAGTGCCAGTGGCGGGACTATCATTGAAACAACCAAGTACGATCGTCAAAAGGATGATCATAAGCATAGTCTGCATGTGGTCACTGACGACAAAGAACTTGGAGAAGAGTTAGCAAAAATTATCACTATGGAGAGTTTGAGATGAGACACGAGAGTTTGAATGTAAAAAAATTTACAGTTAAGGAAGATTCTGCATTTAGAGTGCGTGTAGAATCTTGGGAAGCAATGCTTCCAAAAGGATTAATGGCTGTTGATGTTATTCAAGAAAGCCTTAACAATAGCGGTGAGGTGGACTCTACCAGCACTTATAATTTCCATATGACTAAAGAAGAGATTCAAGTATTTGCCAAAGGACTGTTATCAGTATGATTATTCGTCAAGACATTCGCCCAAAGAAAATGATTTGGGTTACTTTCCGTAAAGAAGGTATGCATCGTTATCCTGCAGCAGCGACTGATCCTAGTCTAGCCACAGGCGACGAATATGATGTTTCGTTTCTTGCTAACGAACATCGTCACATCTTCCATTTTAAAGTTTGGATAGGTGTAACACATGATGACCGCGATATTGAGTTTATTCAGTTCAAGAGATGGTTGGAAAATCTTTACAAAGATGCTACACTAAGTTTAGATCACAAGAGTTGCGAGATGATGTCAGGCGATTTGTTTGACGCTATCTCCACAAAGTATCCAGGTCGTGAGATTTGGATTGAGGTCTCCGAAGACGGAGAAAATGGTTCTTTTATCAAGTATTAATAAGGAAAGCTATAATGGCTCAAGAATGGCTTAAGAAGTATCTTACAATGAAGCCCGAAGTTAACAAGGTCTTTGACGACCTAGAGGCATACAACGATTTTTGTCGTATGGAGTTATGCGATTTTAACCCTGCACATCTTTATGATCGTGCTAACGTTAACTACAAGGCCTTCCTTGATAGTCAACGCCCACGTAGACCTTGGGTAGACCGAGGCGAGCGTAAACCGTATCAAGGTAACAAACCAAGATATAACAACAATGAACGTTTTTCTCGTTGATCTAGAAGCAGTTGAGACAAGGTACACGGGTCAGTGGAAGACTCATGTACCTGCAGTCTTACGAAAGGCAGGCCATGAAGTTCATGTTATATCGGGTCCTAATGATATTCCTAGCGCCACTACTCCTGGTGCATTTCTCAACTTTGGGGGCACTAATATCTATAAGGCAAACCAAGTTGAACAGCTTGGAAGACTTTTTTGTGCAGGATCCGTCAAGGCTGGCGATCACTTTATCTTTACTGATGCCTGGCATCCAGGTATTATTAATCTAAAGTACATGAGTGAACTATTAGGTATTCCAGTTGTCACACATGGCTTATGGCATGCTGGCAGTTATGATCCACAAGACTTCTTAGGTCGTCTTGTTGGCAATAAGCCTTGGGTACGCAATGCAGAGAAATCATTCTTTTCTGCATTTGATCACAACTATTTTGCTACTGACTTCCATATAGAAATGTTTAATAGAGAACTGTTAAACAATGGGCATACTGTAGAAAATCCTTGGTACGAGGAAGAACTTAAAGAAATACTTGCAGGCGAGTATCCTAAGTTTGTACGCACAGGTTGGCCCATGGAGTATATGCAAGATACTTTGCTGATGTATAAGAACATGCCCAAGCGTGATCTTATATTGTTTCCACATCGTATTGCTCCTGAGAAACAAGTTGAAATCTTTCGTGACCTAAAACAATACCTACCGCAATATGAATTTGTTGTTTGTCAGGATCAACAATTGACAAAGAACGAATATCACAACTTGCTAGGTGAAGCTAAACTGGTATTCAGTGCCAACCTACAAGAAACATTAGGTATCAGTTGGTATGAAGGTGCAGTCGTAGATGCCATTCCTATGGTACCGGATAGACTAAGCTATAGTGAGATGGCGTTTGACTCATTTAAATATCCTAGTGAATGGACTGAAAATTATACTGCCTACGAAGCTCATCGCCCAGACATCTGTAACAAGATCATTCAATACATGAATAATTACGAAAAATTCTTACCTAGCCTAAATAAACAGGTATATGAATTAAAAGAACATTATTTTAGTTGCAATAAACTATTAGAGATGTTAAAATAATAATTTGTGTCATCCACGACATTAACTCGGAGAAATTTAATTGACAAATAAAGAAACAGGACTGGACGCTATGTATGGCGACAGTGGCTATCAAGAAGGCACAGCACACGACTATTTGGGTTTTGTGATGAAACGTGATAAGAAACGGTTCTGGGCTGGAGACAACATCAGTGAATACATTGATGACAAAATGAAAGAACAACTAATTGACGAAACAACTCTAGCATTTGAGAAAGTTTTAGATTGTTTACTAATAGATCGCGAGAACGATCCTAATAGTAAAGGCACAGCAAGACGACTGGCCAAAATGTACTTTAATGAAGTAATGGCAGGTAGATATGAAACACCCCCAGACGCAACAGCATTTCCAAACGACAGTAAAGATCGCTATGAAGGTATGTTGGTGGTTAGGTCTGAGCTTCGTAGTATGTGTAGTCATCATCATCAGCCTGTTAGTGGTGTTGCCTACATTGGAATCATCGCCGCCCAAAAACTCATTGGACTGTCCAAGTACACACGTATTGCACAATGGTGTGCTCGTCGTGGTACCTTACAGGAAGAACTGTGTAATGACATAGCACGTGAAATTATGCGAGCCACAGACAGCGAAAATGTAGCAGTCTATGTTCAGGCTACACATGGATGTTGCGAAAACCGCGGCATTATGGCACATAGCTCGTTGACCCAGACTACCGTTCTCCGTGGGGCATTTAACAGTGATCAAGGAACAAAGAAAGAATTCTTTGACAACATTAAAATGCAACAAGAGTTTGCACCACGATGAGAATAATTACAAATCGAGCAAGAGACATTCAACTTCCATGGGAACCTGGTTTGTTAGAATGGCTCCAAGAAAGATATCCTGCATCTAAATATCAAGAGGTAATATTATGAATTCAGTAGACATGGCTAATAATCTTATTTTTAGAGCAAAGCATCTAGAAGAGTTTGTTGTTACAACAGATGTACCAGAAGATTTTAGATTCAACGGTGTTGTGCCTTTTGATATGAGTATTGTTGATAATCAAATTGAAGCTAAAGTATGGGCTGTAGATTTCAATGAGGCAGTAACTAGACTAAACGAATTTCTGGAGACATGTAGATGAAATGGTTTTTAGATTTTTTAGAGCGTATAGGTCGCAAGCGTATTGTTATGGATCGAGAAAGTGACGAACCTTACCTTGAACGCTATTATCTATTTCTAAAAGATAGAGACCGTTTTCCCTTTAATGTATTCTTACACAAGTTCTTAAAGGGCGACCCTGATGATGTACATGATCATCCATGGCCCTATGCAACACTGATTTTAAAAGGCGGATATTATGAATGGCTTCCACAGTTTGACAGCAAGGGTAACAAGATCGCTGAAATGTGTGTATGGAGAGGACCCGGCAGTTTTCGTATATGCGGGGCTAATAGCTATCATCGCATTGAGCTTGATCCTAGCGTAACAGCATGGACACTGTTTATGCCCGGTCCTAAGAAAAGAGATTGGGGATTTTTAGTTAACAACAAATGGATACAACACGAACAATATTTGAAAGAACGATATGAACAAGCTCATAATTAAAAACAAAAAATTTAAAAATCTAATTGCCAGTATCTGTAAACAAATTACATTTGATAGCTGGCGACCAGATTATATTGTAGGTCTTACAAGAGGCGGACTATTGCCTGCTGTGATGATTAGTCATTATTTTGATATCCCCATGCAATCTCTAGATATCAGTCTAAGAGACGGCGGCAACACTGTTAGTAATTTAGGCATGGGTGAAGATGCCTACGAAGGCAAAAATATTCTAGTTGTTGATGATATTAACGATCAAGGTACTACACTTAATTGGATTATGAAAGATTGGCCTAGTGGTTGTTTTCCTGATAATGATCGTTGGGATCATGTTTGGGGCAATAATGTTCGATTTGCTGTGGTTGTTGATAATCTTTCAAGTCAATGTAATATTGGAATGAACTACTGGGGCATGGAAGTAAATAAGGCAGAAGAAGATGTCTGGATTGAATTCCCCTACGAAGAGTGGTGGGCAAAATGAATGGCAAGGGATCTAAGCCAAGACCGTTTAGTGTAAGTCAAGAAGAATTTGCTAACAGTTTTGAAAAAATATTTGGTAAAAAGGATAAAGATATGCAGGTAAGAGTCAAAGAAGACGCAGACGAAATTGGAAAATGTGGTTGTGGTCGTAGTCCGACAGGCAAGTGTATTGGCTGGCACGGATTAACCGAAGAAGAATATCACATACAGCTTAATGCCTACGAAGCAGTTAATCATTTTTCTAAGTTTTGGGCCAAAGACGAATGAAGAGATCGTTAGCTATTGTGATAACTGCCTCGTCGGCAGTTCTTGCATTATTGTATTGGGATGATCCTATGAGTTACGGTTGGATCTGTGCAACAGCAGGTTGGATTGATAAATGTTTTGGAGACGAATTATGAAAATAAAAGAAGGTAGTCGTTGGACCGGAAGTGATCATAGTAAAAAATTTATAGTATTATCGGAAGTACACCTAGATGACGGAGTTTGGATTCATTATCGAGATGAATTAGGTGAACCCCCAAAAGAATATAGCTGTTATCGAGACAGCTTTGTATCAAGATTCACAGCATTGCCAGAATGAATACAGAAGTAATTGTTCCCTGGCATGCAGGACAAAGTGGGTTTTGGTGGAATGAAACCTGTGCAATGGTCATTGAAGTATTTGGCCTGCCTGGGAATCGATTTCGATACAGTCCAGAAATGGACAAAATGACATTTTATTTTAACACAGAAGAGGACGCTTTTATATGCAAGATGTTACTGAGCGACAGGATCGCAACTCCTGGACCTTGACCGTTGAGGAAGATCCAGCTACTGGAGATGCTATACTCCAATTTCCACCTGAGATGCTAGATCAGGTAGGTTGGAAAGAAGGTGATACTTTGGAATGGACAGATCGGGGAGATGGTTCTTGGTCTTTAGAGAAAAAGAGTGTATAATAGTAATATGAGTAAATTAAAAATTGCAGAGCTGTTCTACAGCATACAAGGTGAAGGACGCTACATGGGTGTGCCTAGTGTGTTCTTGCGTACATTTGGATGTAACTTTAAATGTGCAGGATTTGGCATGCCACGAGGAGAACTGAGTACAGAAGTTGAAACTATTGCTTTTGCTCATGACAATACTCCTTACAAGGATTATAAAGATTTACCGCTTGTTAGTACAGGCTGTGATAGTTATGCCAGTTGGGATCCACGCTTTAAAGATCTAAGTCCAATGTTAACCACTGATGCTATTGTAGAACGCATTATGGAAATACTTCCGCATGGCGAATGGCGTGATGAACACTTGGTCATCACAGGTGGCGAGCCGTTACTAGGTTGGCAACGTGCTTATCCTGACTTGTTAGATCATCCTAAGATGCAGGGTTTAAAAGAAATTACATTTGAAACAAATGGTACTCAAAAACTCGCACCTGAATTTAAACAGTATCTAGAAAACTGGAAATTAAAAGATAAAAAGTCTTGGTGCGAATCTATTACATTTAGTGTAAGTGCTAAACTTCCATGTAGCGGCGAAAAGTGGGAAGATGCTATTTGTCCTGATATTGTTCGAGAGTACGAAGATGTTGGATATGCATATTTAAAATTCGTAATTTCCACAGAACAAGACTTTGCTGACGCAGAATGTGCTATTGCTGCTTTTCGAAAAGCAGGATTTGAAGGACATATATTTCTAATGCCAGTAGGAGGTGTAGAAAGTGTGTATTCTCTTAATAACAGAGCAGTTGCAGATATTGCCATGAAACATGGACTAAGATACAGTGATAGACTTCAAGTACCATTGTTTAAAAATGAGTGGGGAACCTAATGCGTAAATTTGTAGAAAAACTATTTGGTATTGATAAACTTAGAAGCCAAACTGAGGAAAGTCTAAAACAAGCGGAAGCCGCTAAAAAAGTTGCGGAAGATGCGGTTAGTGCCGCAGAACGTGCTAGAGAAGCAGAAGAAACTGCTAAACTAAGCCCAAAAGACCGTGCTACCAAACTAAAAGAACCTTGGGTAGGTGTTCTAAATACCCATGTAAACAAAGATAACATCCGCAACGGCTTTTTTGAGCTTGACTGGAATGACGATTTTGTGTTAAAATTAAAGCAAGAGGGATATGGTTTTGATGGCGATGCCGAAGAAGAAATCATAGATCGCTGGTTCCGTGAATTATGTGCTAATGTAGTAGTTGACGGAGATTTTGGAGGCGCTGTTAACACTGGCGTTATTGATATTAAAACTGTTAAAAAGAATAACAAATGACCTATATTTTAGTTGATACTGCTAATACGTTTTTCCGTGCTAGGCATGTAATCAATGGAGATGCTGATATTAAACTTGGCATGGCTTTTCACATCACACTTAACAGTATTAAAAAAGCCTGGCAAGACTTTGGTGGCAGTCATGTGGTCTTCTGTTTAGAAGGTCGCTCGTGGCGTAAAGATCACTACGCTCCTTATAAGCGTAATCGCAGTGATGCCCGTGCCGCACATACAGAACGCGAAGCAGAAGAAGAAAAAGTGTTCTGGGAAGCCTTTGATACATTTAAAGACTTTATTACAGAGAAGACTAACTGTACAGTTTTACAAAACTCACGTTTAGAAGCAGACGATCTTATTGCAGGTTGGATCCAAAGCCATCCTAATGATAGCCACGTGATCATCAGCACAGACACAGATTTCGTACAACTTATTGCACCAAACGTAAAACAATACAACGGTGTTATGGAAACTACTATTACACATGAAGGTATCTTCGATGCAAAAGGTAAGAGAGTCATTGATAAAAAAACTCAAGAGCCAAAAGCCATTCCGGACCCCCAGTGGTTACTCTTTGAGAAGTGTATGCGAGGCGATACCTCAGACAACGTGTTCTCTGCATATCCAGGAGTACGTGAAAAAGGCACAAAGAATAAGGTTGGTCTCCGTGAAGCCTACGGTGATAAAGATTTAAAAGGCTACTCGTGGAACAATCTCATGTTGCAACGTTGGACCGACCACGAAGGTAAAGAACATCGTGTGCTAGATGACTATGAACGTAATCGAGTACTGATTGATCTTTCTGCACAACCTGATGAGATTAAATCTATTATTGCTGAAACAATCACAACAGCAACATCGGCAAATAAAAATATTAGTCAGGTTGGCATTCGACTAATTAAGTTCTGCAATTTATACGACCTAAAGAAAATTTCAGATCAGGCACAGGCCTATGCCGAGCCTCTCAATGCAAGGTATACAAATGAAAATATGTCAGTACAATGAAACATGTCCAGTTAAAACTGAAACATGTCTGGAGGAAGCTATGGAAGAACTACACGCTAAGCCAATAATTGAAAATAAATTTTGGATTGTTGAAAAAGATGGAGCAAAATTTGCTACACTTAGAAAGAATGAAGACGATCGATTTGTTATGAGCAACGAAGCAGGCGTTAAAATTTATCAGACCAAAGTTGACCTAACTAGAGAATTTGGTAAAAACTTCTTTGTTGCAAAGATTATCAAAGAAGCAGATGACGCAGAACCAAATGAGGTACACGGCTATGCAACTTCGACCACACCCCACAATGCAATGTTTGATGTTAAAAGAAAACTACCACTCTTTACTAAGAGCGGAGATAGTAAAAGCCTTTACTGTGCAGGATACTATGTTATTAAATTTGATAAAGGATGGGTTAAAAGTTTCTGTCCTAAACTTATTACCCTACAAAGATATCAGTACCAAGGTCCTTTCAAAACAGAATTAGAAATGAAACAGGTATTATCAAATGTCTCAAAATAATCAACCAGTAACTATGCCCACTGTAGAACGTCTTATTCAAAGACTGAATACAGCTGAACGTAGTCAACAAAAAGATATTAGGCTAAGTATTCAAGAAGCAAGAGACCTAACTAGCGAATTGGCTATCATGACTTCCAAAATGGCAAAAACCATGCAGGAAATACACGCTATGCTTAATGAAATTCGCCAAAACACCACCGAAATAGAAGTTCAGGTTGATGGTGGGGGCTTCAAATAAACATAAATATATGTGTACTTAATTGAACATATATAGTTATGAGCAGACCTAAGCCCCAAGTATTGCTAGAATACGCAAACAAAGAAACTTACAAAGTTGAGCAAATTCTCAACAGTGATGCCATTTGGGCTGTGTTCTATAAAGGTGCACCGTTTAATCTCAAGAGTGGAAGTTTGGTAGCAAGTTATCCTGGGCCTAAATACAAAAAAGTATCTTTTAGTAATCCTGGTCATGCTCACAATCTTGCCAAGAAACTTAATCGGTTATTTAAATCTACAGACTTCGCTGTTTATAAACTTACAACAGGCGAAGAAATAAAGTAACATCATGGATCGCAAAGATTCCTACACTGAAGTTTTTTTGAAAGCCGCAGGTGTAGATGCAGATGAAAAAAGAATAAAAGACTTTCGTCCAATTTGGTGGCTTAGTACCCGTGGAAAAGATGTTGGCGGGTTACGGATGACTGATCAATGTTTAGATTTTTTAAATAATAAAGCAGAAATTAAAACTTATAAAATAGACATTCCTAAAGAGCTTACTATAAGTTCTCAGGTGCTTATCTGGCTTGATCAATACCTAGACACTCCGTTTCATCTAACCAAGAAACACATAACTGTAATATCCGAAAAAGCAGCTTTTGAACTTTATCTATTTTCAGGCGATGTTAAGAAATTTGGCACTGCAAGATCTTTAGCAAAAAGACTGCGCCAAGAATACACCACTGAATAATAACACTATATAAATATTTCACTATGTTCGATCTAAATCCTTTAGAAGTTCTAAACAAACGTTCTTTGTCACATGTTCCTCCGCATTTTGCGAAGTTTAAAATTGATGACAAGGGGTTTGGTTTTGGTGGTGATAATCTAGAAAACTGGATCCGCAATCGACTAAAAGGTCGGTATGCAATTGCCAAGCAGCCTACGATCGATAAGGACGGACATTTGAAAACAGCCACTTTTGTGGCCTTTGAAGATCAGAAAGAACTAACATACTTTATGTTAGCCTGTCCACATTTAAGGAGAAACTAATGGACCAACAAGAAAGCAAAGTATCAC